TTGACAATCAAATGGAACCAGCTTGATGCAAATTGATGTATCATTGCATAGTACACAGATGCAAGTATTGAAGCAGCGCAAAAGATTCAATGTTGTGAGATGTGGCAGGCGCTGGGGAAAAAGCACACTTGCTTTTGCTTTGGCGCTTGAAACAATGATTGGTATGCAAGGTTCAAAAGTATTGTATACTGCACCATCAAATGAAGATTTGAAAGGACGCTATCAAGAAGCAAAGCAAATGTTTTCTGCTGTTGGTGCCGAATGCAAAGAAGGTGAAATCAGACTTGGTGAATCATTCCTTCATTTACGTGGTATTTGGCGTGCCGATGCATTGCGTGGTAATAAGTACCATAGATTGATTGGTGATGAATGGGCATATTGTGACAATGCAGAAGATGATTGGAACTTTGTGATGCGCCCTATGCTTACTGATTACAAAGGTGATTCCTTTTTCTTTTCAACACCGAAAGGCAAGAATCATTTTCATGACTTGGATAATATGCAAAACAAGTTCAATGATTGGCAGTCATTCCATTACACAAGTTATGATAATCCATTGATTGATGCTGATGAAATTTCACAGCAACGTGAAACGCTCCCATCAATCGTATTTGCACAAGAATACCTTGGTGAATATGTTGATAGAGATGCTGCAAAGGTAAAACGTGAATGGATTAGAATATCAAATACAATGGAATGCAAAGCATATTACATTGGTGTTGATTTGGCAATCAGTGAGAAGGAATCAGCAGATTACACGGCAATATGTGTGATAGGAATAACAGCAAAAAATGAAGTTGTAATTGTTGACATGATTCGTGGGCGCTGGTCATTTGTTGAAATTGGTGAAAAGATTGTTCATCTTGAAAACAAATGGAAACCAAAAGTTGTGGCAATTGAAAGCAATCAGGCACAGGCATGGTTAGTTCAGGAATTGAAAAGAAATACAAGAATGAATGTTGTGGGAATTCCCTCAACAAAAGATAAGATGATAAGGTTCCAACCGATTGAGGCAAAATATGAAAGAGGCTTGGTATATCATGTACCACATTTGATGCCTGAATTCACAGATGAATTACTATCATTCACAGGCACAAAACAAGACAGACATGATGATATGGTTGATGCATTATCAATGGCATTTTCTGCTATCAGAAAAACACCATCTGTATATACTTAGGAATTAAAATGGCACTATATGACAACATAATTGAGAGAGTGAAATTTATTGCAGGTGGTGTTCAATCATTGCGTGAAAAACCCCCTATTGCACATTTCAATTCATCACGTGGAATGACAAGCATAACATCAGGCAGTGAGCTTGTTGCGTCTGCAATTGGTACCGTGTATTCTTGTTTGCAATTACGTGGTAATGGATTGACAAGTGTTGAGTTGAAACCATTCCGAGAAATGAACTATGAAAAAGAGGAACTTGCAAATTCACATTGGACAAATAGACTGCTATCAAATCCAAATCCATTTTTCACATATTCACAAATTATCAAGGCTGTTGCAAATTGGTATGATGTGAATGGTAATGCATTCATATGGATGCCTACAATGGGATATGATTACCCATTGCAAATGTGGGTATTGAACCCAACTAGAATGAGAGTGATTACAGGTGGTGATAATTTTATTCAAGGGTATCAATATCAATCTGTAAACAATGGTGCAATTCAATTGCCTGAAAACGAAGTCATTCATCTTGCAAATATATTTCCATCAAGCACAAAGCCTGATGAAATGATAGGCATGAATATATTCGGCAAAGGACTTGTTTCAGCAGCATTACCATATGCAATGATTGATTTAGAAGTCAGTGATTATTTGCAACGGTTATTTGCTAATAATGCAGTCCCCCCAATCATTGCAACGAGCACTGAATATGTGGATGGTGAATTGTGGCAATCATTACGTGACCAATGGAATGAAGCATTGCCAAATTATAAATTGAAAACATTGTTATCAGGAGGTATGCAATTAGCATTGCCACCTGAATCACATATTTCAGTTGGTTATGATTCAGTAAGCAAAGATGTACGCTCACAAATTGCACAGGTATTTGGCGTGCCATCTGGAATGCTTACAGGTGAATTCCAAAACAGGGCAACAGCAGAAGTTCAATATGCAGTGTTTAGACAGCAAACAATTGACCCCGTTGCAATGTACTTTGCAGAGGAATTGACAAGGCATTTTAGGCGTTATGAAAATGATGTATTGATTGAGGCAATGCCTTATGAATTCGTTGATGTCGAGTCGCAAATAAAGCAAGAAGAATTTGAATTGAAATATGGAATCAAGACAATTAATGATGCACGTCGTGAACGTGGTTATGATACAATCAAAGACGGTGATGCTGCAATGCTCTCTAATGGCTTAACACCATTAAGCACAGTAGTAAGTTCGCCTTCATTGCCTACCGTTCAACCAAGGGCATTACAGGCACGTAATTTGGGTATTGTGCCAACATCATTCCCAATTGACACAGCAGATGCACGTGCTGAATACTGGAATCAATATGATGAATTAGCAAATTCAATATCAAAGGAATTGCAAACAACCGTGAGTAAATTTGTAAATGAATTACAAGTTTCAACTTTTGAACAACTTGGTTCAGAAACCACAACGCAACAGGCACTTGGATTGAGTGCATCACAGACAAAACAACTTGATGCAACTGTGAACAAAGCAATTGACAAAGTGACCCAAAAAGTACTTAGTGAATTTGCAATAGGCAAAGAGGATTTGACTGGTGAATCCGGACAGCAAATGCAACAAATGGCAATTGATTTGAATAACAATATCAAAACATCAATCACTGATTCAATGGATTTGATTAAGCAAGATGTGATTGAAACAATTGCTGAAAATGCATCACAGCCTAAAGAGGTATTGCAAGAAATATTGCAACGTGAATTCCAAACATTGTCAACAAGCCGTTGTGCAATGATTGCGCAAACAACAGCAACATCAGTGACAACAGGTGTTCAAAAATCTACATTCACTACATTAGGATTCAAATCCAAATGGACAACGCAACGTGATGCTAAAGTGCGTGATTCACATAGAGGTATGGATGGACAAGTTCAGAATGAAATGGGTTGGTTCACATTTGGCGATGGCTCAATGATTGACAGACCCGCAGGAACGGCACAGGGCGGAACATCAGTTAAGGCATCAAATGTTGTGAGGTGCCGTTGTTATTTGTTTCCGGTCAAGAAATAAAATGGCAGGGTACAAACCAAATAAGGCAATGCAAGAAGAAGCACAGCGTGCTTTGAATTGGGTTGATGAAGGTCATAAAGGTGGCACCCGTGTTGGCAAGATTCGTGCACGGCAAATTGTTGCTGGTGAAAACCTATCTTATAATACTGTGCTTAGAATGTATTCATATTTTGCAAGGCATGAAATTGATAAAAAAGCTGAAGGTTTTGAACCTGATGAAAAAGGCTATCCATCAGCAGGGCGTGTTGCATGGGGCTTATGGGGTGGTGATGCAGGATATGAATGGTCAAAAAATATTCGAGACAATGAACGTGCAAAACAAAACAAAGGATTTGATATGAATGTTATAAAAAGAGAAATTCAACTTATTAGCCGAAACGGTTATGAAGGTGAAAATGAAAACGAAAATGAACAACAAGATTTAGGCATATATCCATTCACTATCAGCACACCAGAGGTTGATAGATATGGAACTATCATTATGCCAAGTGGTATTGATTACACAGCATATATAAAAAACCCTGTTGTATTATTGAATCACAAATCAGACAAGTTACCAATTGCAAAGTGTTTAGGTTTTTTCCTGAATGGTGAAAACTTAGAAGCAACAATGCAACTTGATATGAATGATGAAATTGCTTGTAAAGTCAATGACAAAATCAAGAATGGATTCATGCAGGCTGTAAGTGTTGGCATCATTCCAATTGAGCAGGAAGAACAAACAATCAATGGTGAAAAGATAACAGTGTACACAAAATCAGAACTTGTTGAATTTAGTGTTGTGACAATACCAGCAAACCGTGAGGCATTACAAAAAAAGAATTTTGAGAATCAGCAAGGATCAAAATTAAAAACAATATTTAAAAAATTATTCAAGGTAAACAGAATGCTAACCCCAGAACAAACAGCTGCAATTGAAGAACAATTGTTACCTGTAATTCAAGAGGCTGCATTGTTATTCTTCAAAGAAGAACTCGGAATTGAGGAACAACTTGCAATACAAGCATCAGAAGAGGGAACAATGGCAATGGCTGAAAAGGTATTGTCAATTCTCAACCCAGATGCAACAGCACAGCCAGCACCGCAAACAGAACCAACACCAGCGCAACCAGCACCAACAGCACCTGTTGCTGCATCATTTGAGCAAAGGGCTGGAAAGAAAATTGCAGCATCAACAATGGCACAAATCATGGAAGGTGTGTCATTGATTAATGAAGGCAATAAAAAAATAACAAAGGCAATCAACACAGAACGTGGCATCAATATTAATGTGCCTAAAAAATTGACTGCTGATGATTTATTGAACTTAATCTAATAGGAATATTATAAATGGAAAACAATATTATAACAACAACAACAGCAGATTTGCAAAAGGTTATTGAAACAAAAGCAAATGAACTTGCTGCTGATAAACTACGTAACATGAATCCTATCAATCAACCTCAATCAGGTTTTGTAAAAGTAAAAGCAGAGCATGATGCAAAACGTGATCAAGCTCGTATTGTTGCTGATTACCTTAATGAAATGACAAAAGGAAACAGAGGCAAGGCAGAGGATATTGCAAACCGTGCAAACGAAAAATATGTTACACGTGCAAACTTTAATACTGGTACAAATTCACAAGGTGGTTTTGCAGTCCCTCAATTCTGGGTTGAGGAAATCATGTCATATGCTGATAGATTTGGCTATGCACGTGCTCTTTCAAAAATCTACCCGATGCGTGGCAAAGTTGAAAACATTACATCAAGCGGTGCATTCAGTGCAGCTGTTGTTGCGGAAGGTTCATCATTAACACTTACTGATTCAACATCATTCTATACAGGCACAGCATTAACAGCAAAGAAAATTGTTGGTGGATGCATTGTATCTGATGAACAATTACGTGATGCAACACCTGCATTCCTTGATTATACAATTTCAGGTTTGGCACAGGCACTTGCCGAAGCAGAAGACAAACAATTCTTCAAAGGCACAGGTAACACACCTGAATTCACAGGATGTACAATCCTAAGTGGAACATCAGTTGTATATCAAGGTGGTGCATCAAATTCAGGCAAAACAGGTTTTGCAAATATTTCATGGAAGGATTTAATCAACTTAAGACTTGCCGTAAATTCAGGCGTTGGTGCAAATGGTGTGTTCGTAGTTCCTCAATCTGTTTTCGGTTATCTATTGAAAGAAACAGATGCTGTAAATGGTCGTCCTATTTGGGATATGATCCGTCCTATGGAAGTGAATTCAATTGGCTTAACAGCACTTGAGAATAACACATACGTAACCCCAACAGGTAGGCCAATGCACGTAGTTCCAGATTCATTATTTGCAACAAGTGCAGTGACAACACCAAGTGCAGTATATTGTGATTTCTCACAATATTCAATTCTTGGAATTCGTGAGGATGTTGCGGTTGATGAATACAAAGAATACTTTGCATCAACTGGGTTAGGTGGAACATCACAACGTGGTATCATGGTATCCGAATCAATCGGAATAGCATTCCCGGCACCAAGTGCAATAGGCGTTCTCAAAACATCAACAACCTAATCAGGTGAATTATGCTAATTGATGTAATAGTGCTGAAATCATTTGGCGGTTTATCGGAAGGACAATTCACACAATTACGTGAATTTGAATTTGATAAATTATCAAAAGATGGTTTTTGTGAAAAGATAGGGGTTGAAAAAACAGCTCCAAAAAATGAATCAATCATTGAATCAAAAAAAGGAACTAAGAAATGAGTTTCAACACGGCATACCCAAGGGTGCAATCAGCATTCTTTCAGTATTTGAATATGGAATTGAACGGTGACCAATCACTTGAGGATGCCGATTTGTATTCATGGATTGATAGCATTTTTGATGTGTGTTTTGATGAGGCTGAAAGCTATTGCGGACAGCCTCTCAGAACATCCATTGCATTGTATAATTTTACGCATTTGCAAGCCCGTCACGGGCTGGAAAGCAATCACAGGTGGAAATATATCCCGTACACAGCAAACACAGCTCTGACTGGATTTCAGTGGCGTGAGAATGAATTTGGAACTTATTCAAATGTGAGTGCAAATAAATATGCATTCACAACAGATAATGGAATCAATTACATAATTTACCGTGATATAAATTCAGGGCAATTCAAAGCCACACTTTCCACGGGATGGAGTGATGCAAATTTGCCAAATACAATCATTCAGGGCATTGTTGAAATGGCTGCTTGGATTTACAAGCATTCAGCTAATGGTGGTAATTGGTTCGGCTTATCAAGCATTTCAACTGGCGGTGCAGGGCAAAATGTAAACACATCGATATTGAGCCAATTAGACTGGCAAAAGTACTTTGTCAAATACCGTTTGGCGGTGGTGTAATGTTTACAATGCAACAAGCAATGAATGTAATTAATCCAGTCATTGCAGACCAATTACAACAATTCCCAGCATACATGCAAGTTAGCATTGCCAAATTCATTAAGGATGCTGGTAGAACATCAGGCGCAAAAAGCATTGCAACTGTATTCAATACAGGTGATAAATTGTATAGCGTTTCAGGTGGTTTATTTCAATCATTCATTAAGGGCAATATAGACAATGTTTACAAAGCCGAACAAAGTGGAAATGTGTTCACATTAAAGTTTGGCACAAAAACAAAATATGCAATGATTCATGAATATGGCGGAAAGATTTCATCAACACCAAAGTCAATTCGCTTTGCACTTGCAATGGCAATCAAAACTAATTGGTCACCAATGTGGACTGCAATTTATGGTGCCATGAAAAAACGTGGATTTATTAAGATGAAAGCAAGACCATATTTTGCACCTGCTATTCAGGACTTTAAAAAGACTGGACAAAAAGAATTTGAACAGCAAATTAAAAAACAAATTGTTAGTGCTATGATTGACTTGCAAAAGAAAACAAGGAATTGATTGATGTCTAGAGAACAACATATTTGTGATGCTATTGCGGAAAAGCTGAAAACAATTTCAGGCATCAAGGTATATGACCAGATATTATTGCACAAATACGAAACATATGGTTTTGATTATGTTGGTGTGTATGGTTCAAATGATGAAAGGTTTACTGAATCACTCGAAGACATGACAGCGGTTACAAATTTAGGTAAGATTGATTTGTATTTGTTGTGTGGTTCATCAGTAAAAAAAGCGCCAACAATTGGCAAGGCAAATTTAAGAAATGTCATGCAAGACTTGAATGAAAAGGTTGAATATACTTTGCACAATTTCGAAATAGAAAAATACAAATCAGATTATGAGAATACTGATTTCAGTGCGGTGCATTACATAGCAAGTGAGCCCGTAACATTTTCTGATGATGAAACAAAAGGTTTGTCGATTATGACATTCAGAATATTTTACACCAAATTCTAATAGCACAAAGAATGAATGATGTATTGATATCTTGTTGCGTAATGCACCCCGAAAAAACAAATCTATCAAAATGGATTTCAAGAATTCCAAAAGGTGCACAAATTGTATCATGCATTGTAAAACAACAAGATGAATATGAAAGTCAATTTGAGGTAATTGCAGAGACAAGAAACCTTGTATCATTGCAATACAATTACAAATCATATGATGATGATTATGATTTCAGTGCAATAAGAAATTTCATTGATGCTAAAGCGTGGGGAACTTGGCTTTTGCATATTGATTCTGATGAATACATTGCAAATCCTATGGAAGAAATCATTGATGAAATTGAGGCAATGGATGCAACAGAGGCTATTGGTGGATGGATAACAATTGCAGGCATTGTGTACAAAGATAGTGATAAAGAACATGCTCGTGAACGCTATGCATTGCATGCATGTAGATTGCTAAAAAAGAATTCATTGCTTAAGTGGGAAGGCATTTGTCATGAGGTGCCATCAGGTAATGATGAACCAGTGCCTATGGTTGATACAAACATTGTATTGATTCATGACGGTTATGTAATTGAACACAATGACTTTGTAAAAAAAGCAGAACGAAATGGTAAATTGCTGATTCGAGAATATACAAGAAAACCAACACAACGTGTTTGGAATTATTTAATCAAAACATTCAAAACATTACATACATAAGGAATATAATATGTTAGTAGGTGGAGCAAATCATACTGATTTCTTTACAGCATTTGAATCAAATGGTATACCTTTATGGGCAACAACATCACCATTGATTGCATTGACAAAGAAAATCAAAACATCAGTTACACGAACAAATTTTACAATCGATCAAAACGAAGATGACCCTGATCTGACAGCATTCTTGAATACATATGCACCACAAACACAGGCAGCAAGTGATTCAGGTGAATATGAAGACGGCGTAAAATTCAATTCAGCAACAGCATCAAGCCAAACACTTGGCAAGATTACATACGGCTCTAAATATGCAGGCACAAATGCAACTCATACAGGCAAGCGCAAAGTTGTAATCATGCTTTGTAAATTGGCACAGGATGTTGGTGCTTTTGATATGGAATCAGGCAAATACACCAAGCCAAAAGTTGGCGGTGAAATTGTGAACAATGATGGCGTTGTGACAGTACCTGCAAGTGCTTTCAAAACAGCATTTGTATCATTAGGTGCAGCAACATATGTGACAATCCCGCAAGATAAGGGATATGTTGAACTATGGCTCACAGGAGTCTAAACAAGACTAAACAAGGCAGGGCATACAAAGTGCCCTGTCTTTATTTTTCATTCAATACAAGGCACGTGAAAACGAAATGAATCTATATCTTAATGGCAAAGAATACAAAGTTACTTTGCAAAAAATACTTTCTCAAAATCTATACAACAAAGTTACGCCTTTACTTTCAGAACTTGAGAATTCAGAAGGCGCACGAAAAGCATATGAAAACATTTTGCAAAAGCGCATCATCGGTGATGAATATTTCAGCGGTAAAATAAATTTATTACAAGGCGCAAATGCATGGGATGCTTTGAAGGATGATTTTAAATTGCAAGAATTGATTGCAGAGGTCATGATTATGGTAAGAGAAAACATCTTTGAATATTTGTCTTTGAATGATTCTACGATCAAGATAATATTCAGAATGTTCCAAACTTGCATTGATAAAAAGTTGATTGTAATGCCTGAAATATTAGAGGCAATTGATAGTGATGTTGAATCTGAATTTTGGCAGGAACAGGATTTGAATTCTATTTTGGAAGAACTCAAATTTTTTCGTCAAAATGTTTTGGCACGAATCAAAACAAATACATGAAATGCTATCTGAATGGGTAGTGTTCAATGACCCTGATGATGATAGGTATGTTGAGGATGATGAACCCTTGGGGCAAAAGTATTTGGATGAATCAATCATGGATGAATACTTTGTTTTTCGAAATGTTGCAAATGGAAATTCACGTGAATTTCATCATTTGTTTTTTGATGTGAGTAGATTACAAATGTTCAAAGTTTATGCTATGAATTTGGCATATATGAAAGAACGCAATAAAGCAAAGGAAAGATAATGGCAAATGACATAACACTGAAAGTTGGCGTTGATTCAAGTGATGCGCAAAAAGGACTTGATGAAGTCGTTCAAAAAGCAAGCGAGGCTGCTGGTGAGGCACAATCAAAATTCAGTGATGTGTTTAAAGGTGCTTTTGCGGGCGGTGCACTTGCTAATGTTGGCGGTCAAATTGCGGGTGTATTGCAAGAAGGTGTGACCGCCGCAATTGATGCTGGTAATAATTTTGAAAAAGCATTGCAATCGGTTTCAGCTGTTACTGGTGTGACAGGCGAAGGGTTGAATGATTTGGGTACACGGGCACAGGATTTGGCATTGAAATTTGGCGGCAGTGCAACAACTCAATTAGAAGCATTCCAAACAGTCCTTTCAAAATTTGGTCCTGATTTAGCAAAGACACCAGAGGCACTTGGTACTGTTGCTGAATCTGTGAATGTTCTTGGCAAGGCAGCAGGACTTGATGCAAAACAATCTGTTGATGCTTTGTCAAATGCTATGTTGCAATTTGGTGTTGATGCGAGTGACCCCGCAAAACTTGCAAGTGAATCTGGTAGATTCATTAATGTTTTGGCAGCCTCTGCAAAAGTTGGTGCTGCTGAAATTCCACAGGTATCAGAAGCCATATTGCAAGCGGGTGTTGCTGCAAAAGGTGCGGGCTTGTCATTTGAAGAAACCAACGCTGCTATTCAAGGTCTTGCCGTTGGTGGTAAGGTTGGTAGTGAAGCTGGTGTTGCTCTTAGGAATGTTATTGGCAAATTGATTGATGGTGGAAAAGAACAGGAAGGGGTGCTTGCAAAAGTTGGTTTGTCCTATGAAAAATTAGGCAAGACACTTACAACATCAGCAGAAGATGGTGGTGGTCTTGCAAGTGCTTTAGAAATGTTGAAAGGTGGACTTGATAAGATACAAGACCCCGCAGCAAAAGCAGCAGCAGCTGGCAAATTATTTGGTGCTGAAAATGCAAGTGCAGCTGGAATATTATTAGACCAAGTTGACAATATTAAATTGTTCACAGATGGTGTGACAGGCACGAATGAAGCAACAGTACAAGCTGCAATTAATCAAGACACATTGGCATCACGATTTGAAAAAGTCAAGGCGGCAATTGAGGTTGGATTAATTAAGGCATTTCAAGCATTAACACC